CGGCCCCCTCGGGCCGGCTCCAGCGCAGTGCACACCAGGTCGAGACTTAACATCTAGACCTTTTCCAGAAAGAAGCACATCTCATGCCATCTCCAGAGATCCGTCAGCGAGCACTACCTAGGTCTATTAAAGGCCATCATAGGTATGTGTTCAACGGTTCCACGCTCACTGATGAGCGTAGGGAATTTTCTGTTGATGGGACACAGAGAACTGTGTCGGAAGGGCATCCGGTCTCCCAGTTAGGGAAGACGGATGATGACATCGGTGGAGACTTCGAGACTTTTAAGTCTGAAGTTCCTTGGATCAGCCATCCATCTGCGACAGTACGTGCAGACGGGAACCCCTATCTAGGGGAGTTCTTCGAATATGAAGGAGGCTTGATTCCATCTTTGTCAACACCGCTCAAACGCGAAGCGTTTGATCTGAGGTCGAGTGCACAACTCAATGCCTTAGGGTCAACCGCAATAGCACGGTGTTCCCCAGTGAACTCCCATTCGGAGCTCTTGACATCTTTGTCTGAGACCCTGAAGGACGGCCTTCCGGCTATCCCAGGAATCTCGCAGTGGCGGCAGAAGACTGCCATTGCCAAGGGTGCAGGATCTGAGTATCTCAACGCTCAGTTCGGATGGGTCCCGCTTGTGAACGACATAAGGAGCGCAACAGCAGCCGCAAGGGATGCTGCAAAACTCCTGCGTCAATTTCAGCGAGACGCTGGTCGTAGTGTCCGTAGGACCTACGAATTCCCACGAGAGACTGACCTCACCACTACCACGGTGTACGACGGACCCTATGCCAGCAACTATCTTAACGCTGGTGGGTTCGATCCGTTGCATCCACGGTATTTTCCGGGAGGTGAGTCGGGCAGATACAAGGTCACAAGAGAATTCGACCGTAAGGTTTGGTTCTCTGGCGCTTTCACTTATCATATGCCTGCAAATGACACGCAGGTGGGTAAGTTCATGAGCGCACTCCAGCAGTATGATCTGCTTTTCGGAGTGGTTCCTACGCCGGATGTGATCTGGAATCTAACGCCCTGGAGCTGGGCCACGGACTGGTTCGCGAACACTGGTGATGTTCTTACCAATGTGAGCAATGCCATGCTGTATGGTCAGGTTCTGCGATACGGTTACTTGATGGAGAAAACTACCATCAAGGACCGTCACGTCCTTGAGTTGCCCGGATTTATTGGGCCTCAACGGATCGAGTCTGTCGTCAAGACTACAGTCAAGCGACGGATTCGCGCAAACCCTTTCGGGTTCGGGATCACATATGACGGCCTTGACGGCTATCAGTTGTCGATCCTTGCTGCCCTCGGAATGACTCGAAGGTAGCAACACTGCCATTTTGTCTGGCATCCAGTCAGACGACACCTCATCACAAGATAGGAGTGCCGCCTCGTGGCATTTTCTGATCCCCAGTCGGTCACCATTTCTGGGACCGCGACCGCGCTTCCGCGCGTTTCCTCCGGCGAAAACGCCGGCTCCTTCCAGTCGAATGACGGTACCGTACGTCTCTCCGTTAGCCATCAGTATGGCAAGCGGACGCGTCGGACCGTTCGTCTGGAGCACTCGAAGATCGCACCGGATCCGCTGATTTCTTCGGCGAACATTCGGCATTCGATGACCGTTTACATGGTCACCGATACTCCTGTGACGGGTTATACCGTCGCGGAGGCGAAGGACATTGCGGACGCCCTCGTGGGTTTCCTCACTGCCTCTTCGGGTGCCGCCACCACTAAGCTTCTCGGTGGCGAGAACTAGGTATGGCACTCCGGCGAAAGCCGAGGTGTCCTCTACCGAGTTGGGACTTATCGACTGCCTTCTTCTTTGGCAGCTGGTTAGTCTCGAGATCGTTCTTCTAATAAAGGAACGATTGGACAAGATCAGACATCGAGGCTACGGACTCCGCCACTCTATTAGGAGGACGGATGAAAAGCCTGATGGTACTCTGGAATTCCCTGGCCGAAGAACTGGCCGGGTGGTGCAGCACAAGCGCAACTCGCGACATTGAGACCGTCGCGAGGCGTGTGAACGCTGAAGGGATATCGTTTCTAACGATTACCCTGGCCAACTTTGGGTCGGACTTCCAAAAAAGTCTAGCCCAAGGCTGTGTCGCTCCCAACGCGTTTGCTGGTTTCAGCAGACGCGCAGGTCTCCCGGCATTTCTGTCAGGTTTCCTGGAGCAAGTGTTCACACAAGATGGTTCTCGCTTGCTGGACGAGCCTAATGTCGATGCTGTCTTCGCTGTACGTCAACTCACGTTGATGTGTAGCAAGATTAAGCTAGACTGCAGCGACCGTCGCATCTCAGCGGCGTTCGACTCGTTCGTTCAGTGTGAGAAGGAACTCAGACAACTCCAACTTCCCCAAGAGGACCTTGATAATTTCTTCAAGGTTTCTCAGGTGTTGTTTGCGGACATGTTCACGAAGGTGGACGAGGACGTGTTTTACCAACGCCTCATCCCGCGACACGGACCCGGATCAACTGCTGATCGCATTGTCGGAAACGACAAGTTTAACTTGCGACAGTGGACGACCCGTCTGGAGCAGGCATTTCCTTTCGGGGAATATGCTATGCCCTCATGGAGGTATTCGTACCTTCATGACCGTGCTGAGTTTCTCGAACCCTCGGCAGAGTTACCCGTAAGGGTGATCTCTGTTCCGAAGACGCTGAAGACACCTCGCATCATTGCGATTGAGCCAGTTTACATGCAGTATATGCAGCAAGCTGTGCTCGGTTCGATTATGCGTGCATTCCACGAAGATTCAATTCTTCGGGAACTGATCGGTTTTCGTGACCAAGAGCCTAATAAGCTCATGGCACAACTTGGATCCCTCTCAGGGTCCTTGGCAACGCTCGATTTGAGCGAAGCATCTGATCGTGTCTCCAATCAGCTCGTACGGACAGCGTTGGCCAACCACCCACACCTGGGTGAGGCGGTCGACGCTTGCAGGTCCAGAAAAGCTGATGTACCTGGTCATGGCGTTATACGCTTGGCCAAGTTCGCATCAATGGGTTCAGCTCTTTGCTTTCCAATGGAAGCGTTCGTCTTCACGACGATCATATTCCTCGCGATTGCAGAAGAGCTCAAGCAACCTGTGACCAAGGGCCTTCTTAAAAGGTTCCGAGGTCGTGTGCGTGTCTACGGGGACGATATTATTGTCCCTGTAGAATTCGCTGCATGCGTTCGTAAGCGACTCGAGACTTTTGGGTTTCGGGTCAACACCCACAAAAGTTTCATGGAGGGAAACTTCCGTGAGAGCTGTGGGGGGGATTACTTTCTGGGGGAGGATGTTACACCTATCCGCCTTCGGCAAATGATTCCCACGAATGCGCGGCAAGCCAGCGAGATGGTATCGTTCGTGTCGTTCAGAAACCTCCTATATCGTAGGGGACTATGGAAGACATGTGCGTACCTCGACTCTTACATCAGCCGGAAGGTCACACACTATCCAGTTGTTGAGGAGACATCTCCTGTGTTGGGACGCTTCAGCTTTCTTCCCTGGCAAGGGGAGAGAACGTGCGCGCGACTGCATCGACCACTCGTAAAAGGGTGGACGGTGACTTCGAAGGCACCCCGTAGCGTAGCTACGGGAGAGGCGGCCCTGCTCAAGTTCCTTCTAGCCAGCGGCGTCAACGACGCCGAGGACTATGAGGCCTCTACCATGGATTTCATGGAGGGGACCCCCTTGCAAGAGGGGCATCTTGAGTTTGCCGGACGGCCCCCAGCCGTCTACCTGAAACTGGGGTGGAGCACGCCGTACTAACGGTGTGCGCCCGCTAACGCGGGTTGTGGAGATCCCGAGGGATCACCCATCTGGGCCGCCCGGCCCGGTGGAGGTG